ATACACACTTGCCCAACCATTAACATGTGTACCATTATTTTCGCGTGCGTATAACCAAGGTAAATATTGAGCAGGTGTCATACTTCCGTAATCATTATGGATAACCACGCCTTGAACACTTGGCTTTGGAGCTGTAATTTTACTACCTTTGATATGGTTAGAATAAATATGTTTCAATTGTTTCTCACTTCCATTCTTAGATTTATCTTGCTTTGCATTCAGCTTACTAATATCGTACTTTTCCATTGGCAATCCACTGCATACTTCCGCTGTTTCATCATTCAAATCCGTTCCTTTAGGACGTAGTTGCAAATGAAGATGTGCATTCATAGGATTGTCATAATAGTTGGATGAACCTTGCAATCCTACAATGTCGCCTTGATTGACTTTATCGCCTTTTGTGAATCGTAATGAATCGCGTTGCAAGTGGCCATAGATCCAATCATTACCGTTGGCATCTCTGATTTCTACTGTACCGCCGAAATTACCATGTGTTTCGCTTGTGACCACTGTTCCGCTAGTTACTGCAGGAATGTCGTTAGTTGCATTAGAATATAAATCAAACGCTCTGTGGTAACCATTACAAAATGAATCGTAGTTCACTCCGTTTTCTTGGTAGTTACGATAGCCATAGTTGTTTGGATAACCATTATATTTACGTGGGTCGGATGAAATCTTCCAACCTTGTTTAGTTAGATAATCGATAGCAGTTAACATCTATTTCAACCCTTTCTCTTTTAAATAATCCTCTTGATCACGTGCTGATTTCTTCACAATAAACGTATTCTTCCATACACCATATGCGACCAATGCAAGCGGTAATCCAGTATTGATTACATTAATCCATGCATCTACTGTTCTTGGGTTAATCCATTCCGCGCTGATTCCACTTGCTTGCAGAGCAAGGTATAAAGCCCCGAGAAAACCGCCGATTAAAGCAATATATTGTTTAATTTTATCTTCCATTTAATTCACTCCTTTGAAATGTAAAAAGCCGACACCGAAGTGCCGACTCTTTTCATATTTTATTTACATTTACCGAACCAAAAACATTCCCAAAACGATGCTCCAAATGTTAAGAATCCGAACATAGTATCACCTCCTTTATATGCCAAACAACATACGTAATAAAGCTAATATACTTGTGCTTAAAATAGTACCTATGACACCAAGCATCCACATTTTTAGATCTTTTATATTTTTGGCATTTTCTTTTTTGTTTTCTTCTTCCTTTAATCTATCTCGTTTTAGCTCTTCAAAAGTTCTATCGAGTTTATCATAAACTTTTTCTTGATTCCTCAAGCTAGTTTCGATGTTCTCTAATTTTTCAAACATATCTTTATCGTTTTCTTCTAGGCGCATAATTTTCCATTCGTGCTCACGCCACTTTAAAAAGCCAAACATTGTGCCACCTACTTTTTACAAAACCCCTAATGAATCAGATTCATCTTCTCTTTCTTCCACATAAGGTTCTCCTTTTTCATCAAAAGAACTACGTGTAATATCTTGTCTCACATAATATGTCTTTGCTCCATTTTTAAAGATACCAGCCAACATATTCTGCATTGCGCATACCTGTTTGACTTGCTCTTCATCAGTAAACCTATAAGCGTTAGCAGGTGAAGCACCTCTCACAAAGCCATTTGAATAATTCTGCATTAATGGACTTTCTTCTCCGTATTTATTGACTTCCACTAAGTAAAATTCCTTAATTTTTTCCATAATAAATTCCTCCTAAAAATTGTATAAAAATAGTGGTATAAGTTACTCACTTACACCACGGTCATTTTCACCAGTATTTTGTTTGTTTTCTAATTCCTCTTGATACAGTGCGAACAAAATTGCATTATCTTTTTCCAGCTCAGTGATTTTGTTCAATAAGTTATTAATTACCTTGTTTGGATCTGCTTGTAATTGGTTATTTTGATTCATTTATTTGTTCCTCCAATCCATCTACTTTTTCAATCAATTCTTGTATAGCTTTAGTATTCCAAAACAACACTTCATTGCCATCAAAACCATCACGATGTCTCCATTCAATCGGTATTTCTCTTTCAATAATAATACCGTGATGGTCACGAACATATTCTTCCTCTTTTTCAGATTTGTTTTTATAAGAATATAATTTTAGATTATTGCGGTATGCATCAAGCACACTATAATTCCACTCTTTAATATCATATTTATATCTCTCTGATGACATTGCTACATAGTTTTTGAAACGTATATCTTTATAGCCAATGTCCCCGCCGTTATAAAGTAAGTTGTTAGTAATTCTTACTTCACCTGTTGAAGTACCGATATAAAAGTTGGTACTTGTTGTACGGATACTTTCAGATTGTATCCATCTGCATTGTAAATCACCGTAAGTTGGATTCCCATTGTTATAACCTTTGTAGTCTGTGATACGAACCCTATCATCAGCTTTGAGATACAAATAACCACTTCTGGATTGGAAATCACCATAAAAGTTTCTTGCATGGAAACTGCCTGTTCCAATATCGCCGAATTTGTTGGTAGCATAAACAAGCGGCTCATATTCACCTTCGGTTTGACCCGGCATCCCTGCTTTTCTGAAACGTATACCTGAACCGGCTTGACCAGCTTCATTATAGATTTCACCGAATAAAAGTGTGCCGTCTGTATCTTTAGCATTATCATTATCCTTAAGATAGAAGCTGAATTCATTCACACCGGGACGCGAATAAACTTGAGGACGAATATAAACTGAAGCTTCCCATGTTTCAATATTGGTTGTAAGGCGTGAACGTGTATAGATACGACTGTTTTCAGCATGCAGGAATACGACACCATAGGTAGATGATAAACGCACACCGCGTGAATTATCATTCATTAGATCATAGTGAAATTCTAATGCACCGGCTTGTTCTGAACCGACACCGCCGGACATCATTGTGGATAATCCTTTTTCAGTCATATAAAGGCTGTAACCCGTCTTCTGGTTTCTTGATAAAATATAACCGTCTTTAATGCCGACTGTTGCTGTTGGAGTATCAGTTACGCCGCCCCATGTCCTTGTGAATGTACCACGGGATAATATTTCTTGATTCTTGATTGATAAATAATTTGTAGTGTCCCCGCCGCGTATACCTAAGTTATTTACATTGATGTCTAAACCTTCTGGTGATAAGTTTAAACGATTAACGATTTCATCTTTACCGACCTTATTATTTACATTACCAGCTAACACTTGAAAATCTTTGTTCACATTGATATTGACACGGTCACCCTTCAACATAATGCCATCGGGGCCAACAGTATGTGATTGAAGATTACCATTTTCATCGTATGAAAGTGTCAGACCTGTTGTCGTATTAATAGATAAATCACTTATTACATTCGATAGTGTTTTCTTACTGGCGTTAAACTCTTCTTTTGTTGCACGTGCATTGATGTCAGTACCATTCTGATTAATCTGTGTTTGCATAACACTAAACGTTTTATCAGTTTCTGCTTTTGCTTTATCAATATCTGATTTGACATCTTCCGGTGCACGCGTCCAGTCTGTTGCTTTGTTGCCTTTTTCTATTTTGATGTTTTCAATTGTAAAACGGTCTCCGTTGTTATTGTTGTAAAAACTCAAATTCCATAATGTACCCGTTTTAGTTGTTGATACTAATGGTAAAGTGAATGACAGCCTTTGTTTTTTATTGCCGATATTTTTAAATACCTTTTCTCCAAACATGAAATCAAAGTTGGTTAAAGTATCATATACTCTTAGTATTTCACCGCGTTCCATTTGCACATCAAAACTTATCGTTATGGTTTCGCCCAACTGTAATTTACTATGTGCACTTGTGATTAAAGTAGCCCAATACTGATTATAATTGTTCGAAGTATCATTGATAGCCTTTTTGATATTTACGCTGTTTTCTAATAAATTTCTGCCGCCGACCTGTACATTATTAATTGCTGTATTGATTTCATTAGTAGTCGCTGTCTTGTTATCTGTATATTCTTTGATGGTCACACGGTCATTAATCGCATTACTTAATTGTTGGCGTTGCGTGTCTGCGCTGTTTAAACGCGTGACTATATTATTTTGGTCTGCGTCATAACTTGTTTGCGATACTTTACTACTGATTTGTTCCGGTAACACATCTAATTGCGCTTTCTGTTCATTGATTTGCGTTTGCAGCGGCTTGATGTTTGTATCATACATCGTTGTCAATTCTGTTTTGTCAGCTTTCAATGTTATAACGTCTTTAAGCTGCTTAATATCCGATGATTGCTGTGTCTGCGTTGTTGTAATTGGTTCAAGATTTTCATCGGTATAAGCTTGTGCTGCCTTTTGAGTTTCCTCTGCATATGCCTTAGCTTCTTCTAATTTTGCTTGAGCATCTGCGATAGCTCTTTGTTCTTCTTTAGTTACAACACCGTCTGCGTATGCTTGTAATTCTGTTTTTCTCAATGTGTCCTGGGCATCCGCATAAGCTTTTGCGGCAATAGTCGCCTCTGATTGCGCCTTTGTAATATTAGTTTGAACATCTTCTGGTGCTACTGTGTAATCAGTCGCAATCGTACCTTTTTCAAGTTTAATTTTATAACGTTTGAAGATTTTATCTAATGTTGCTTTGTCTTTTGGGAAAAATGAAAAATAATTGAATTGTTTCAATGACACATCATTATCAAAATTGCGGATTAAATTACCGGCTGAATGTTCCCAGCGATAACCACCACTTGCATCTTGACCATTTTTAGTAAAACCGAAGAATACATCTGTCATATCAACTGACGTGTCATTATCCGTGATTTTAATAACTTTCTGCGTATTATCGTTACTCACCTTGATATAGCCATACAAACCGGTGACATTGTAATAATCATAAGAAGTAGGTAACAAGTTGCGTCCGCCTACTTGAATGCCGTCTACCTTAGCACTCACTGCGCTGATGTTGCTGCTTAATTCATTCTTAGTTTGTGTTATCTTGCTGTTGACTTCATCGTCAATAAGCTGCTTTAATGCGGCGTCTTGGCCGTTAATATAGGTTTTCAACGCGTCTTCTAATTCTTGTTGACTTGGAATATCTGCAAGTAATTGACCTGTTTCAGCGTTCCATGTGCCGCCGATGCCTTCAGCTACTTTAGACATTGCATCATTGAATTTCTCATCTGTGTATTGAGATTGCAGTAATTTGAAACGATCATCTATTGCAATCTTAGCGTTTTCTAATGAATTGTATAGTGTTTTCAGCAATTCGCGATATTTTAAAAACAGTGCTTGTATATCAACAAGTTTGCCGATTGTCGCAGTTTCCGGTGTCATACTTTCAAGATTTGTCTTAATTGCATTATAGACGTTGATTGTATTATCTAAATTTTGTTGAACTTGTTGTTTTAATGTAGTATCGACAAGGTATTCACTGTCTATAACTTCATACACTTCACTTAATAATTTGCTATGTTGAATGTTCAAATTTATAAATGTGTTGTTTAAATCATCGTACAAAGCTTTCTCACGTGTAACTGCGCCAATATCATCAGCTTTTTCGGCAGTCGCATTTATCCACTGTCCATGCCAGTATCTACGTAACACTGCTACTTTAGGATTACTTGTGTCTAACCACAACATATCATTGACTGGATTTTCCGGCGCATCTTGCGACTTAATAATTTTCTTTTCGAAATACTGTAATTGACTGTTAGTCTCCCTAACAATAGTATTCACATTGCTGAAGTTATCATTCATTCGTTGTCTAATATTGTTAAGGTGCTTATAAAACTCTTGGCGTAAATCATCTTCACGATATTCTTTATACTCGCCAAAGGAATATGTCGATTCTTTAGTAATCATGTCATAATCTTCAGCGATTACTTCAGCTTCTAAATACAACGGAGGCGTAAAATCTCTATCTTTTATACGTACCATATCGCCAATATGAACAATTTCATGCGGTTGATATGTTTTAATATCTAGAGATGTTACTTCATAACTGATTTTTTCTTTTTTACGTTTGTTCAATTCAGTTGTACCTAATGAACGTAATCGTGCTTCAGTCATATTCTCATCTTCAGTTTCAGGTTCATAGATGCCCCAAATATATCTTCCTGGCAATCCAAATTGCGCTTGGGCTTCATCATCTTTGACGGTTAAAGTAATACGTGAACCATCTTCTTTTTCAGGACCCACACATAACAGTGCGGTATTAACTTCGCTCATATCAACAATCCGCTTTAAACCAGTTAAGTCTTTACCTTTAACTATTTCTTTACCTTGAAATATAGGATTTCGCTTACGCAGTACAACGTAGCGACCATCAACTGTATTACTACCTAACTCGATATAAAAATCAACTATCATATCGTAAGTCGTACACAATTGCACCAGTATATCGTAACGTGTATGAAAACCAGTCCATGATGTCGTACGTATACCCCCATATTCAGTAGCTTCTGACACTTGCCATCCCGTATCTTTCAATACACCATATAAGGCTTCTGTGGTTGTCTTTTTCTCAAAGCTCCCTGGTGCATAAGGAGGCGCACCGGTTATATCTTCTAAATATGAAGCTGTTGTTTCTATTTCAGTATACCCATCCATGTCTTGTGAAATATGTTCGATAATAAATTCTCTATACTGACCAGTGCTATCTTGAATAATGACTCTATAATTCTTTTGCAAATTTATAGCTCGTTCTGACAGTATTGTAAAGTCAAACGTTTCTGAGCGATTATTAATATCACGGTTATGTTTTGCGTTAATAATTGATGCGTCATCTTCGGAAATAAAGTCTATAATTTTATCTTCATAGTCTAAAATATGCAGCAAATTGCAACCTCCTTTCTATAAATATCTATCTTGCCAACGAACCGTTGTATCAAATGTATTTAACGGTGAGATAATTAATTCTGTATGCCCTTTTTCTACTTTGAAATAGTTAGAACCAAAAGTTTTTTCAGATAAAAAAGGCTCTTCATTTACTAATACATTATGATTACGCATATCAATCAAGATTTCATCGCCTTTTTTGATAATCATATCTCTTGCCCCTTTAGGTTTAGGCAATAGCTCTCTCGTATAAGTACCGAAAATATATAGCGGCATGACTGGATTATTACCATTCTTAGCAGAATATAAAGATAGCGAAGCAATAGGTCGTGTGTAGAATTTACCGCTATCAATATAAATTTTTTCATGCTGATCAAACGCGATTTTTCTTAACGGATAAGGAATCTCTCTATATTTCCAGGTTTTTATTTTAAATTGATTGCTACGACGTTCCAACTTAATATAGACCACAAACTCATCCATGTTGTATAAGCTAGGATTGTTTTTATAGTCGTATATCTTAACTTGGTCGCCATTTTGGTTAAACAGTGTAACAATGATACGTCCTGTGTTTGAGTTGGCGTTAGGATTACTGTAACCAATTGAAGCGATCACTCGTCCGTCTGTATCGTAGAGGTACTGTGCGAAGTGTACTGCGCCTTTACGACGTTGGTTTAGGCCAAACTTAACAGTCGTTAAAAAGTCTTGAGCGCTCGCATAATTGACAAAGCTACGTTTATACATAGCGCCCTGCCAACCACTACCCGTTACGCTTTCTGTGTTTAGGTAGAATGACTCCTTGCTTGAAGATTGACTGAAAGCACCACCAACGTCACCGCCTGTATGGTTATCAGTGAATTCTTTGATATCTTGTTTATTCCAGCCTTTAAACACGCGCAATTCATCACCTAAAATGAGTGGTGAATAGTCATTGAGTAGTTTATCTACATCATCGTCACCAATCATAAAATAGTCCTCATCGCCTTTGGCAATTTGGAAGAAGTTAGCATTTTTTAATGCCCTCGCTTCTATTGTGACGGGTGTATCAGCTGTACCGCTATTCACGATAGACACTTGGTCTGATATAGCAGTGTTGTAGTTGCCGGTTGCTGCATACTTGTATGGGTCTACCAAAACAACCTTTATAACAAATGACAATACCCCTCTAGGTGTCTTATCAATTTCTACAGGACCTTCAAAAAAAGCATTCCAGTACCAATCTTGTGTCATGAATTGTAATGGAACTTCATAATCATAATCAAAGAAACGTACTATCTCATTTAAAATATCATCGTGTTTTTTCATTCCACCGTGTGAGAGATGTTCATTACTTACTATTAAAGGTAAGTCAAATTCATAACCTTTCACCTCTCTCTTTTTAAAAACTGAACCTTTTCTTCCCGGTACATCTTCAGTTTCTATTTCAAAATTAAAAGAGGGTATTTTAAACCCTCTTTCTACTACTAACCATGGAATTGTTTTATTATTAACTTTTATTGTATCTAGCATTTTAAGCTCCTCCAGGATTAAACCTTCTATGTCTTTGTTTTTGTCTATTATAATCATCTATTGCGTCAAAAACTTGTTGTTTATGTGCGTATTTATCAATTACTGGTTCATAATCCTTATCTGCAATTGTGTCACCAGCACTAACCAATCTAGCAAGCAAACCAATTACTTTATCCATTTTCTGCTCTAAGACACTCACTGTATGACCATCATCAGAAAGGTTATTGACACTTTTCAATTGGCTAGGACGTTTGTTTTTACTAATATCCTTACTAGCCAATGCAAGTAATTTAGCTGCATCATCTGCTCGTTTTGGGTCAGTAGGTATTATCCATTCAGGGTATCCTTCTTCGCCTAAATGATATAAGCCATTGTGGACGAGTCCACCTGTCGCATACCCATGTCCACGACCTATTACTGATAATATACTACCTCCATATCTAGCTTTTGCATAACGCATACCAGCAATTAAGTTATCTAGACCATTCATGATATTACCATGTCCTGGTAATTTAAAAGCATTAAATGTACCAGGTTTAACTTGCACAAGTCCCATTGCACGACCGTCCGCTAAACCATCAGTACCACCGATAGCCTTAGCATTTCCACCTGATTCCGTTTGAATCTGTCTCGCCCACGCATTTACGTATGCTTGAGATGTAGGCAAACCGGCTAATTTTAATGCTTGTCGAATATTACCATTCCATTTTCCTGATTTACCGCCGATACCTTTACCATTTTTCTTTAACCAGCTAAGCGGTTCTACAGAGTTGCTGTTAGATTCTCCGCCCTGATTGACTTGGAAGTGAAGATGTCGATAATTAGTCATTGAACCCGTGTTACCTGATTTACCAATAAGTTGTCCTGCTTTAACTTGTTCTCCTGTCTTCTTAAGTTGCTTACTAAGATGCATGAACCATAAGAATGTTTTACCTTTTGAAACAGTGATAGCATTACCGCCGCCGTAGTTATCGTACCAACTTCTAACTCGACCAGCCATCGGTGTACGCACAGGCGTACCAACAGGCATGTCATAATCGACACCGTGATGGACTCCGCCATTGAAAGGATAATTAGGATTCGGCGGATATGGCGGAGCAGAATATTTTTGTAGAATTCCATATCCTTCAAACACAGATCCATCTCCTGCTTGAGCCTCAAACCCACCTTTAATCCAATCTAGTGCTCCTTTTTTTATTTTTTTCCATGCAGCACGTGTAATATCTCCAACGATACCCATACCTTTTGTAAGAGAACTAAAGTCAATACCCATCATGGAAAGCACTTTGTTAAGTAATTTTCCTGGTTCGTCCATGTAGTCCATAACATCTCCGATTTTTTCAGAGAGCCATTTTGCACTATTGCCAACAACTTTACCGGCACCTTTCAGTTTATCTCCAACCCAATCTTTAGCGTTGCCAAACCAAGTACCTGTACTAAGTCTAGGAATCGTACCTAAATTAAATCTAGGCGCCATACCTGCACCTTCTGACTCTTCATAACGTTGTCTCATGCTACCACTTATTACTCTTGAATTTTTTGGCAACCATGTCATTGTATCTTTTGCTGGCGTCATAGCCATTCGTCCATTAGGATACTGTATTAATTCACGACGACCGTCTTTACCTTTTCCGTTACCCGGTCCTCTATCACCCACAATAGCCATAGTGCCATCTTTTAATCGACCATCAGATGTTGTTCTAACGTGGCGATTAATTCTTTGTGTACCAGTTGATAATTTAGGTATTTTAGGCAAGCTCAACTTAGAACCTACCCAGTTTAAGCCCTTGATAAGACCATTCAAACCTTTTTTGATAGCACTTACCATGCCGCCGATATGATCTTTAATTTTACCAATGATATTAGCTAATCCATCACGCATGTTTGTAAAGGTCTTCTTAACAGAACTCCATAACGCACTAGCAATACCAGTTACAGATTTCTTTATTCCTTGCCAGATACCTGTTACTTTTCTCTTAACATTATTAGTTATATCACGAGTACCGTTGTATAAATTATTAAAAGTCTTCTTGACTGATGCCCATAACTGAGAGGCGTATCTAGTTACTGTGTTTTTAATATTTCTCCAAGTATCTGCTAACCATCTGCGTAAGCGACTAAAAATATTACGAACACCTTTGGATAAAGAGTTAAATGTATTACGTACGCCAGTCCATAAGCTTTTAGCATATTTTACAACGGTGTTTTTGATATTCAACCATGTTTTGACGACAAAACTTTTTACAACAGTAAATATTTTGTTCACTGTATTTTCAACTGCGGTAAAGTAACGTTTAACTCCGTTATAAATAAATTTAACTGCTCCAACGATGGCATTTTTTATACCATTCCATATATGCTTAATGAATTTTGCCACGGCACCAAATATCGTTTTAGTGATACTTAATATCCGTTTGAAAATCGTGCTGATAATAGACCAAATAAACTTCAGTACTGTACTTATTACACTTCTGATATGTTTAAAAGCAGAACTTATAACACCTTTGAATAGTCCGCTGAATATCTTAACTACTTTAAGTATTTTACCGATGAACCAAAGTTGAATAAGGTTCCATATAAGCGTTAATGCACCACTGAATACTTGTTTAACACCATTCCAAACTTGCTTCCATTGGCCAGTAAATAGGCCGCTGAATATCTTAACAATACCTAAAATGATATCCAAAGATCCATTGATAATATTTTTGATATTATTCCAAGTATCAACGATTAATATCTTGATTAGTGGCCATAAAAACTTCATTACATTCCATATAATTCCCATTGCTATTTTGATAATTGGAACTATAACATTCATAAATAAAGTTTGAACAAGACCGCCTAACTCTTGTAAAATAGGCCATAAAAAGTTCTTAATCTCTATAAAGACAGTCGATATGACACTCCAAATATTGGCTAATGCTTGGATGATAGTATCTCCATTTTCCTTCCAAAAATCAGATAACTTCTTACCTATTTCTTGTATATATGACCAAATACCTTTAAAAGCGTCTATAAATACTTGTCTAATTTGCATTAAAGTAACGGTCACTTTTCTAGCAGTTTCTTTAGGCATAATCTTGGATAATAAATCCACTGTTGGTAATGTTTTACCAGATAATAAACTTCCTAAAGCATTAAATATTTGGTTAGCAACATCCCACATCTTTTTTAGGCCATTCATCACTGGATCTATTACAGAGTGAACTATATTTCTGAATGTTTCAGATTTTTTATAAGCAATTACAAATGCTGTACCGATTGCTACTATTGCTGCAATTGCTAAACCTACTGGACCAAGCATGAATTTAAAAGCTCCACCTACTAAAGTCAAGCCTTTAGCAGCAAACGGCGCTTTGTTTCCTAAGAAATTCATTACTCCACCAGCTTTAGCTATGCCTGTCATCACAGGACCTAAAGTAGTCATAATGCTACCTATTGCAGATGTAAACATCCCTGTAACAAGAATAGCTGGTCCTAATGCTGCAGCAAATAAACCAACACTTACTATTGCAGTCTTAACCCAACCAGGAGAATCTGACAACTTTTGCGCTAAATTACCTAAAGTTTCTGCCGCTCTTTTAATGTGAGGTGCTAACACATCTCCGATACTTATAGCTAAAGATTCTAAAGCGGATTTCATTTGACGGATTGAACCACCAATTCCGCCTTCCATTTCATCCGACATTCGTTTAGCTGCACCTGTTGAATTATCAATAGACTTAGTCAACTTTTTGTAGTCCTCATCTGAAGCATTAATAACAGCCAATGCACCACTCATTGCTTCTTTACCAAAGATAGTTGCAGCTGCGCTTGCTTGTTGGTCTTTTGATAAGTTTTTGAACCTATCACGCAACTGATCCATTACATCACGCATAGGAAGCATCTTACCGTTACTATCAGTAATAGATATACCTAACTCTTCCATCTTGTTTTGCATAGCTTTTGTTGGTTTAGCTAAGTTTGTAAACATGGTACGTAATGCTGTACCGGCTTTTTCACCTTTAATCCCAGCATTGGACATTAAACCGATAGCTATAGATGTATCTTCCACAGTATATCCCAATGCGCCTGCAACTGGAGCAGCATATTTGAACGCTTCACCTAAACCACGTACATCGGTATTAGCTTTAGAACTTGTCTGTGCTAATACATCTGCAAATCGTCCACTATCTTTAGCTTTCATACCAAATGCTGTTAACGAGTCAGTAACGATATCACTCACTTGTCCTAAATCTTCCCCAGAGGCAGCAGCTAATTGCATAACACCATCGATACCGCCTAACATATCTTTGGTATCCCAGCCGGCTAAGGCCATATAGTTAAGAGCTTCTGCTGATTCAGATGCACTAAATTTAGTTTTAGCTCCCATTTCAAGGGCTTTATCTCTTAATTGTTGGAATTCTGAACCAGTAGCACCAGATGTAGCCTTCACTTTTCGCATTGAATCATCAAAATCAATACTCTTTTTAGCAGCAGCACCAAAACCTGCAACAATAGGAGCAGTAACATACATAGACATGCTACGTCCTACAGATTGCATTTTTTGACCTATTTCTTGGAATTTAGGTCCTATTTCAGAGAACTTACTACCTATCTTTCCCATAGTAGTATTCATAGCTTGTTGTTGTCGTTCAAGAGCTCTCAATTTTTCAGTTGCTTCTTTCAGTTCTCTTTCATACTTATTTAATTCGGCGTATGCTTCATTATACTTTGCAGCTGCTGCTTGAGTTTTCGCGCTATTTTCCCCAGTTTCTTTAGATAATTTGTCATATTCTTGTTTTAACTCTTTTACTTTTTGAGCTTGTACACGCTGTTTTTTAGTTAACCCCTCTACTTTAACTTTAGATTTTTCAAGAGATTGATCATAACGACCAAATTTTGATAAATTAGCACTCATTTCACGAGATACCATGCGCATTTGTCGATTTAATCCGGCCATTCCTTTATTAAAACCTGAGCCATCTAAATCAACTCTTATGACCATATTACCTATTGGGTTCCCCATACACTAACCTCCTTTCTTTAAAAAATATCTGCAAAGCTTTTTGCTTTTTTCTTGCTTTCCACTTTGCTGCTTACAATTTCTAAAAAGAAATGAATAGGCATATTTGCTACTTTTTCAGCATCCATACCATCTTCAATCAACTTTTTTGCAAGCTTCATATAGTTGTTATATCTGCCTTCAGGAGTTAAATCTTCAGGGTTTATTTCTTCTTCTCTGTCACGAACTTTTTTGTATCGTCTAAATCTCCTGAAATAAGTGTTTCTAAAACAGTAACTAAAGTACTAAGACCTTCAGCGCCTGCTGGAATACCTTTTTGCAACTCCTCTGATGTGAATTGGTTATCAAATCCTTCTGCTACAAATGCTGTAACTTCATCTAAAACTTCAAATTGTTCTGAAACCAATTCTTGATACTCTTCAACTTTAGCTTGATATTCTTTTTGTTCTGTTTCACTCAACTTTTCAAATTCCTCTTGTGTTAAATCTTCAAAATCCGGTTGTTTAAATGTTTTTGTTAGTTTTGTAGATAACTTTGAACCTTGAATTGTGTCAAAAAGTGACATCATCGGCTTTGCTAAGTATTTTTTAGTCTGTGGTTTACCTGTTTTTGTATATCCTGTAATAAGTTCAATTGATGCTCTTGTCATAATTATATTCCTTCTTTCTGATTTTAAATTTTTCATTAAAAAAAGAGGGGAATTCCCCTCTTAAAGTTTTATAGTGATTGTAATTCTTCTGAGTCCTCTGGTGATGTGCTATCTTTCATTGACTTAACAACTGTTTCACTTTCACTTGGTGCTAATGAGTTGATAAAATCTTCATAAGTTTTTCCGAATGTTTCTAAGAAAACATAGTCGCGACCTTTTGTAGAACCTTTATCATCATAACCAGTCACATGCGATGATTCATCATATAAACGGTCTACAAATGAACCTTCAACTTCATCATTTTGGAATTCAACCTTATCTTGTTTTGAATGCCCTGATAATGATGGACGCGTAAATTTACCTTTAAATAGTCCCACCCATTCAGATGAGCCATCATGGTTTGTACGCTCGAATACTACCGCTACATCTGGTGGAATATCATTCGCTCCGTATTTATATCCTCCGTCACCTTTTTTAGCACCGGATAAGAAAGCTTTTTGATCTGCAGGGATGGAAACGAAAGTTGTTTTAACTGATAATTTACCGTTAGAAACAGCAGTTGCTGCAACCATATTATCTCCATATTCTTCTTCCACTTCTTGTGGTCGGTCAACTTCGATTTCTTTCAAGAAACGTGTACGAGAACCTGGTTTTACTTCCCAGTTTTCACTTGTATCTTTAACAATAGGCGCCCAATAGAAATTTGTAACACCAATTGCAATACCGGAAACTCCTGTATCCTTTTCTGCAAAATGCTGTAAATTTAACTTTAATTTTTCCATAAAATTTCCTCCTAAATAAAAAGAGAACCATTTGCACGAATTATTTCACGAAACGTCATTGTTTCTACTTCGTACAAGGGTTCTCTATAATATGATTTAAAATCTAATTCCTTTAATCTTTTTGCAATTCGTTCAGCTTGCTCGCTTGGCTCATTTTCAGACCACCAAATATCTACTTGAATATCGTATTCTCTAGTCATTTCTTCATTGTCAGCATATTCTTCAGGATTAAAAGGCAAAGGAAATATCCTAACAATCGGTTTACTAGTCTGTGTATGAAAGTTTTGAGGTACTACATACCTAAAAACATTATCTTTTATAGTAATCCGCTCATCTTTAATGATTTCATTATAGATTAATTCGGTTATACTCATTTAATCACCTTCTTCATGGCACTTAACATCTTTCGATAAACGAGTTGTCTATTGTTTTTCTCTGTCTTAGTAATCCATAATTGCGGACGTTGATACATGGTTCCAAACTCTGTTGCGTGTATACGATGTGAATAACCTTTTTCGTAACCTACAACAATGTACTTTTCATAACTGTTTTTATCAGTCCTTACATTAGAAATAGTTACGTGACTCTTTGCATGTTTTTTTCTATCACTGACAGGAGTGGTTCTAGCTAATTCAGGTACTAACGCTTGAGCTGCTTCTCTTAACACTTGATTTTGCTTAGCATTAAATTCAAGCTGCTTTCTAACAAGACCTTGCTCAATGTCATTTTTTTCAATTTTAGCAGGCATTATAAAATAACCTCACAATATACTCGAATGAAAGCTTTATCTTGATAATCCTTCTTTACATAAATAATGTCATACCTTTCATCTTCATGTAACACATAGTGCTTGTTATTTGGCTTATATTCACCACGAGGGTCTCTAATGATAATAGTTTTAATAAATTTAGATCCTGTATTGATACTTGTTTGTATGTCTGATTCTCTCGCGTCTTGAATGGCTGCATAACAACTATATAATTCTTGTGGAACAGGTTTTTGTGGTAAGCCGTTAATAGATTTACTTATGTCTTCACAAAAAGTAACCCGCTCGTTTAATCTATTTGAATTGAATTTCATATGCATCCCTCAACTTATGAACTACACTTAGAACCATATGTGGCGCATAATTCAAATCTCGTTCTTCAAAAGCAATACGATTTTCAAAATAATAAGCAGTCAAAGGATAAACAGCCGCTCTATATAACGGATGTTCCTCCAACCACTCTATATCATCTGTAACTGCATTAGCTATATCGTATTTCGCCCAATTGTAGTATTCTTCGAGCAAGTCATCTTCAGAATTGTGGTCGATTTTACAATGCTTTTTTAAAAGTGTTAAGTCCACCACACTTCACCTCTAGTCATCAATTCTAGTTAACATACCATTTTTAGGTTTGCCATTTTTGTTAACTTCATTTGCACGTTTCACAGTCATTTCTACTTCTTCACCCTTTTGCAAGGTACGTTTTAATTCTTTATCAATATATGCTTGATTCACTTTATATTTAGCCATGTTCTATTCCTCCTTATAAAGTTTGTACTTCTTCAGTTGCTTCATCTTTAAAGTTAACAACCACTGCTGCTTTATAATCTAAAATACGGCAATCTTGACGTACAGCAACCATTAAGCACTCCCCGAAGTGCATATAGTCTGTCCATTGAGCTTGATACTGTGAACGGTCAAATAACACAATAGCATCTTTTAAGTTACCAATAATTAACGTTTCCGCTCCAGAATCTCCTAACATTTCATCAGGTAAAATCTCTACTTTAGCACCTAACAAACGTTGTTGTGTTTTCTCTTTAACATCCGGTTGAATTAAGTAATTACCATTTTTGTCTTTTAACTTGTCTAACTTAGCAAACAATGTTTGTGATACAATCGCCACATTATGTTCATAATTAGGTTTCACATTTAAATTAATTGCATCTTTTAAGCCATCGATACCTGCAGCCTCAACAGAACGTAATTTTGTACTATCTCCATTTTCTCCTGGTCCTCCATTCTGGATTACATCAATAATAGCTTGGTTTCGTGTTGCCGCAATCGTACGAGCCATCCATAATTTTAATTCTTGTAGCACATTGACTTTCGCATCTTCAATTGCTTCACGTGAAATTCGGAAATAACCACGGCGTGTTTTGATGTCATATGCCAGTTGGAAGAATGGCTTAACTGCTAACTCAGGATTTTCAGCAAGTTCTTCAACTTCTGGTAACGCTGCAACTTCTGATTGTCGTACAACTGGATATTTTCCAGAACCATTATTAACTTTCTTAACTGTTACATATTTATCTAAGTTAAATTCAACTTCTTTAAGTTTTAAAATATCAGTCACAATTTCTTCTGGAATGACAACGAAACCAGAATCTGTTTTTAATGATCCACCTTGAATATCATCTCGAGTTTCAAGATAATTTTGGAAATCTCTAACTTCTTGTGAAGTTACTTGTGTTTGTTGCCCAGGAATAGCTAAATCGAAAACATTACCATATTTACCCATTGAACGTACATTCGCATTACCTTCAGTTTGACTTGGTTCTGTATTTCCTTCGTTACTTTTATTATCATCATCTTCTTTAATTTTAGATAATTCTTCTTCTTTTTCTTGAATTTTTTTGCGTAATTCTGCAATTTCCTGTTCAAGTTGTTCTGCTTTCTCCAACTCATCATTATCTAACGCACGCGTAGCGATTTTTACTTTTAGGTCAATTTGACGTTGTGCATCTTTAATCGATGCTTGTAGTTTTTGTTTCGTATTCATTATAGAACCTCCAATTTTTAATATTAAAAAAAGACATCATCTTATAGACATGTCCTAGGTTGTATTTTTTATGGTGTTCAACTTCACCGAATATTATTTTTGATTAGCATATTCATTAATTTTGTTTCTAAGTTTGAACTTGCGTTTTTCTCGTTCAAAATTCTCTATACTTCTAATTGCTGGTTTAACATCAGTATCTTTATAGGCTGGATAAGTAACCACCGATACATCAGTTAATTGACTGATGCTTTTTAAAGTACGTTTATAAATACCTTCTTGTTCATCATAACGCAGTTCATCGCCTTTCTTATCTAACATAAAACCAAATGAACATTGATTTATGTTACCAAGCCGCATATTTTCGTATAAATCACGTGCGAATGTTGTATTAGGTAACTCACAACGATATTTCAATCCAACATCATCTACTCGAAGTGCTAAGGTACCAGCGCTTGTTCTTCCAATGATTTGCGATGGTTGATGGTCAACTAAACAACGTACATCAGATAAGTCTGTGTTTCTTAATGCTTCTTTAGAGATTGTTTCTTTGAAACCACCTAAATCTTCTGACCATGTATCAAACTTTAACGCATAACCTTCAATAATCATTTCTTGGTCATCACTAGTCCTTACCTCATCAACAACGCCTACTCTGATTTCTTTATCCATTTTGTTCACCACCTTTCAGTTTGTTGTCTGTACCTTTCGATTTATTCATTTGGTACTCATCTACCAGACTGATATTCACATGGTTTAAGTCAACACGATGAATACTGCCGTGTCCACCAGGAATAGGTGGTAAGCCATCACGCTTTCTAATTTCGTCAATATTTGTTTTTCCACTATCCAAGTTGATTTTATCTATTTCTGCTTGTGTTTTTTCATCTACTACACGAATTTCAGTAGTGTCAAAGATAAACTCTTTAAAATCATCTGTGATTTCATCATTAAACTTGAAGTTTAATTCTGCACATACACATGTTGTATAAGGTTTTAATGTAGATAAATAGTCTAAATTAGCATCTGTGATACTCATATTAGTTGTTTCTACACCAAATTTATGAAGGGGTATCCCAAATACTCCGGCAATCTCTCGAGTAGACGATTTATTTTCTCTAATAAGTTTCAAAACCTCTGTATCTACCTCAAGTTGATCGAATGTCATTGATTCATCTAGAACAACAACCTTACCTGCCTGTTTAGTACCACTGAAAGCTCTATGGAATTCTTCCCTTGCTCGGTTTCTTGCTTTCTTATCATTTAATACACCTTTCATTTTAAGAATACCGCCTGCATGTGTACCATTTCTCAGGAAATTATTAAGAAAATCTTTACCATTATTATCTGCATCAATGGTTTTGTTGAGTGTATCTAATAAAGATAAACCATTAATACCATCTAATGAGTAAAATTTTATATCTAACATATCATCAAAATTAATTTTTCGTTCAATCATCTTTCCATTTTCAGTGATTGTTCTAAATTTATAATAATAATAACCACCATCTGATACTTTCAATTGAACTTCTGATGTTTTTCTAAAAACTAACGCTTCTGGTAACCCCAATTTATCTCTGATAATTTCTACATAACCATGAGATGTTAATAGTGCATTAATAAACACAACTAATTTAAAGATATAGCCGTTATAGACTGCATTTGGTCTTGTATTCAACAAGTGAGTAATACGATTATTATAATCTATTTCTCTGTTTTCCATTAGCCTGATGGGCATACGAGCCAAATCAGATGCAATCATTGTGACAGCAGTAAATACATCGCTGTGTTTAATAGCATCAACAGACGCATATTCACGAATGTTACTCCCTTGAAATCCTGGCAATGTACTAACCATCATTTGCAAGTCTTCTTCGTTGTACTGTAAATCTCGTTTTTCTGTTTTATAGAAAATACCCACTTATTTACCCCCTTTCTTTAGACTCATGGTCGATAATTAACGCAATCAGAATCAAAGTTAAACCTGTAGCAATTAAACCGAAAACTAAGCCAAAGCCGATATACATTGCAATATTGACCACAGTTAAACCTATTAAAAATAAGATACTGACGATATTAACAATTAGCAATTTCAAAAAAATATATATCTTATTAAAATTCATTTACTCACCACCTAGAAACCAAATTCAGCACTTTCATAAATAGATGACCAATCAATTTCAAATTCATGCATACGTGCTTCACTAAATGCTGTGATTATTGAAATAATAGGGTCAATTTTTTGTCTGTTGATACGTTTATCAATTTTCACATTATCTTCGTAATCAAAAGTTAATACTGCGTTATTCACTGCTATTGTTAGCAAGTCATTACCAAAATGTTTTAATCGCCCTTCAGCGATCCACATTCTGAATTCTTTTATGGGCTGTGAAAGTTGTTTAAAGTTTTGGCCTACTTCAATTAAATCCCAATCAATCATCATTGTTTCTAGGGTAGTGATAAAAGATTGTGCATTCCAAGGATCATAACAAACAGCTTTAACATTGAGATTGTATTTGTCTATGACATCTGCAATAAATTCAATAACTTGTCGATAATCAATCATTCCAGAAGGTGAACGGGTTGTTTCTGCCTCTCCATTATGAATAACTTTTTGATAGTCAATCTTATCTCTTTTTGATTTTTGCTCTAATGTAGTTCGTAAGCCTACAAATGAGTGACTATCAATCAACATTGTTTTATCTTCTTGTGGAAATAAGAAACCTACACTGGTTAAATCATCTAACCTTGAAAGGTCAACCCCAATATAAACATCGCTTCCATATATTTTTGATACGTCTTTCTCAATTTCCGCATTTTCCCACTCTCGGATGTTTATTAAGCTATCTTCTTTATTAGCTTGCCAAAGATTGAAGTTTTTAATTAGTATTTTATGGAATGATGTCCCTTTTTCTAACTCATCTTGAATATCCGCTTTAATGTTACGAAGAATTGTATCCCTATGTTCATCTGATTCCAACAAAGGCATTGCTTTAATCCATAAAGATTCATCATTTACCTCATCTTCTGAATCCATTTCTGCACAATATACGAAGTAATTATCCGCTTTCACCTCTCCAGATAAAATATTATTGATGTATTTATACTCTTGATACATTTGACTATTTAAATTATCACCTGCTGTAGATATTAAGAGAGTAAGGGGATTCTTTTGAAGCGTCATACCTGTTTTAAACCTTGAATACATCTCATCATCCGGCATACTGGCCAATTCATCTAAAATCGCAACGGTAGGGTCTTTACCATCAACCGCATCTGGATTATTAGAAAGCGGTTCAAACACACTCTCTGATGTTATATGCGCAAGGTCTGTTTTACGCGCTTCTGTAGATTTACGGATTAAATCACTTTTAGAACGTAGTAATTTAATTTGTTGACTTGCCATTTTAAAAATCGTCTGTGCTTGTTTATACGTCGAAGATGATACATATATTTGACGATTATATTTAGGATATTGACCAAATAACAATTCATTCAGTGACATACCTGAGACAATTAATGACTTACCTTGTTTTCTTGCCATACTAATATAAGCTTTCGTAAAACGTCTGAAACCACCGCGTCTACGCCATCCATATATACTACCTACAATGAACTTTTGAAATAGCATTAAAGGCATAGGTTGATTTGTTTTAGGATCAGGAAGCATTTCTATAAATTTAATAGCTTTATTTGCTTGGTCAATATCGAAATAACAATCTAATGGAGCATTTTTCAAATCATCTAAGTGTCTTTGAGCCACTGCTATATTCTTCTTACTTGCTAAGATTTCTCCACTAACAACTTTCTTAGCGTATAGTGTTACAAAATCTATCATTGAGCATCACTCGCAAATTGTGCAAATGGGTCGTCCTCTTCTTCCTCTTCAGGAACAACTATTCGCAATCTACTATCAATAGTTAATCCTAATGTGTTGGCTGTTTGTTGCATACGAATACCCGCCTTCTCTTTTACATTGAAAGCGGGATTGACCTTCATATTACCTCGTGTGTCTTCAATCATTAGTTCTTCTTTTTCTAAAATTAAACTTGCTTTTACAAAATCACTATAGAAACTACAATATTGTGCAATTTGACCTTTATCTAAGTTAGAAATTGGTAATTCTTGCATATGAGGGATAATCCGTAAGTATTCCTCTCTTGCAATTCCATCTAAAAAGCTTGGTGGTGTAGAATCTATTTTGGAGAATTTACTCAACTGTGTTTCTTGTCGTTCTTTTTCGATAATTTCTTCTTTTGTATAATTTTTATTGGAATTCATCAATAATTTTTTAGGTCTACCAGCCAAATTTAGCACCTCCTAATAAAATTTCTAGATAAAGGGAATTTTTTGAGAAGAAAACTCTGCCTCGTTCTCGAGTAGTTTAATATTACACCCCGTTATTTCCTGTGGGGGACTTCACTTTGTTCTCTTTTCGTTTTTCTGTTGTGGCATTCATTGCATAATGGTTGAAGGTTTTCTTTTTCCAATCTTTTCGACCAATCTATTTTTGTTGGTATGATATGGTCAACAACATTTGCTTGCCTTCCACATTGTCTACACAAGTAATGATTATCTATCATCACAAGTTCCCTCATGTTCTGCCATTGTTTTGATTTATAAAACCTTAAGTATTCTGGATCATTTCTTTGTCTCAAATCATTGTATTTACCGTTAATATAAGTCTTATGCTTGTAGCAATATGTTTCATTGTAGCTTATCAACGTATTACATGTTGGGTGACTACATCTACGCATTATCCCAATTGCTTTCAACTTCTTAATGAATTAATATCAATTACTAAGTCTTTATCTCTGTTAGCAATCAACAATTGATTACCAATAACATCATGTACAATATATCTTTCTTTCTCATACGTAACAGTATCTCCTACATCAATTAGGTTATGCATGTTAGGTTGATAACTATTTATATTGATACCAGCGACTGTATCTAGCGTTATGTTATTCAATGTAGCTAACGCTGTTAAATCTTCTAACACTTCTCCTAACATAACTGTAAGTTCTTCATTACCTATATTTTCAATATTATTGTTATATACATCAGCAATGTTACCTACTGTTGTCATCAGATGCAGTATATGATGCTGTTTCTCTTTAGGTTTCTTTAGAGACTGATACTTATTAAATTCCATTGTTCACCTCATAATAAAAGAGACACACCACGTTAGTGATGTGCCTCAGTTATAATATAGTATTGATCGCGCGTATCTTTGCAAATTAATAATATTGTTGTAACTCAATTATATAAAATTAATTCAGCTAAACAAAACAGTGTGTAATCTGTGTAAAGTGTGTAATCTGTTACCCCTGTGCGTTCATAAATACATCTACTATTTGATTGATTCTACTATATATATTCTTTCTGCTGGACTTCATAAATACTTCAATAGCGGTTATACTTTCTCCTTGTTTGAGCAACTGTAAGATATGATAGTTTTTATCATTAGTAATCAGATGTTCATACTTATCGATAAACGTCACTTTATCTATAAGATCTTGTGTCTTACGTCTATCTTTATCATTCTGTATGACTCTTACCAATACTTTGTTACCTGTAGTTCCTTGAGCTTTAGCCATTGATGACTCGATACCATATTGACTGATAGATGTACTATCATACTCATATACTTGATGGTCAATCAATCTTCGCATCCAATGATAGTCTGTAATCAATTGTTTTACTTCAGTTGGCGTATACATGTATAACCTCCATTGATAAATAGTATATACGCTCATTATAACATTTTCTTATAACAACATCTATATAACATAATATATTCTTATAACAACTTATTGAATATATCTTCTTTAACTGCTTCAAGTGTAATTAGTTCTTCATCTAACTCATTCAAACGCTGACGCTTTCTTTTAATACTTTCCTCAGTAGCATGTAATTCTTCTTCACAGAACTGTATACGTCTCTCGACTTTTTTTATTAAATTCAAATAATAATCTCTCTTATTCATTTTTTTCATTCCTTTCAATCAAATCCTCTATAATATTATTCCTCACTTTCAACTCTTCCCCTAACTCTCTATTTGCCATATAAAGCCCAAAAGAGAGAAGAGCGAAGAGAATAGTTAGCGCTATCCACATGTTGGCAATCACCTCTATATTTTAAATTTCTTTTTGAACACTTTATTAAAGTCATCTAAATAACGTTCGTATACAATGAGATTATCTTTGTAATCTTTATTTATTATTTTACCTTCAATGTCTGATGATACTTCTGCAAGATGATATTGTATTTGTTGTTCTAGGTAACTTAAATCACTGTTCATCACTGCATCTATTTTCTTTGTTTTTTTGATAAAGTCATCGTCAAAACAGAACTGGTTTACACTAAATGAATTATTAAATTCCTTTTTGAAATCTCTCATTTTTTCTAAATGATGAGTTAAATTAATTAGGTATCTATAATCTGAGTTTAATTTGTAAGCGTCAATAAATCTCTTTTGTCTTGAGTGCTTATTCATAACTTCTATATCTTCATATCTCAATGTTTCAGGTTGTAGTATAGGTGTAGCATATGAGCCAATAAAAATTTTCGCTGCTTTATATACTTCTGAATATATAGGATAAATATTATTCAGGTTAGCTTGTTTTCGATTTAAATTAGTATCTACTAAAAACCTTATCACTTCTTTTACAGTGTATAATACAACACCTCCAGCAAGAGTATACAAGCCAGTTAAAAAATCGTTATTCATCCTCTTTCACCTCTAATAATATTATCCACAAAAGAATCTACTAATTTATAAACACCGAATACCGCTAATGTATTTATTATAATTAAATGTCCTCCAGAAATAAACAATGTGATTATTAGAGCAACACCCAACGCAATAAAATCATAAATAAATTTCATCTATTCACTCACCTCTGCTTTTAAATTATCAAGATGTATATGATCGTGTATGTCGAAGTCTGCAGGAGCTTCTACATCATCATTCTGTGTTACTCGAATGATAAATTGTTCAGTGATGTATTTGACCGCTTCATAAAATGCAAGAGTTAAGATTATTTTGAATATAGTTTTAATCATTGTTTTCATCCTCCACTTTTGAAATTTCATATCTGATTTCACTCAATACTTCGCTATCTGGTTCGTTTTCTAATTGTTGGTCATCAATCATTTCTTTAATGCGATCAAATGCCTGTGCCTTTTCCAACACTTCAACTCTTTCTTCATAAATTTCTTGACACGTTTTTATATCTTTAAATTTTTCAGCTAATTCTTTAGCCCCTTCAATATCTAGTATCATGTATTTGTATTTCATTCATTTCCTCCTATTACATTCACAATCTACTCTGCAAGCTAACACAGCGATGTGTGAGAGACTTATAGTAACTTCAAAGTAGTTTTATACTCTTACTCCTTAATCCTTCTTCTAACATACTTAAAACGCGTCCTCGTGAGTCTGATTCAAAACATTGTTTACACTCCTAACATTTCGTAGATGTCTGTTTGATAGTCTTTTGTAAATTAATTGTTTTCCATGAATGTGTGCAGTTCGTTCAAATCAAAGTTCCAACGTCTGCCTTTCCATTCATTAACACCTTTCAATTTGTATCTGTCTTTATCGGTTTCGATAACAAAGACTTTGTTGCCATATTCATCAAATAGATTGAATTCCATTTCTATCACCCTTTTTAAAAGAGATAGGTAATTTATCGAAGTAATCATCATTAGTGATGATTGTTTGTTCAGTAGTTCCATCTAACAATACGTATGCAGCATGTGTATCGAAGTTTTGTCTGAATAACTGAATGACTGTTCCGCATCGACCTTCTTCTTGATCATCTTCTTGCCAGATAATGATTCGGTCGTAATTGTTGAGTTCATGAATCTTCATTGTGATTCCTCCTAACTAATCTCCACCCCATGATTCCTGTATATGTTTTAAAAACGCTGCTCTGTCTTTTTCGAAATCCTTATCTTGTTGTTTATCAGATGTTTTGTTTTTGTTTTCATATTCACGGTTTAATAACCATTCAGGTGTGATCTCTTTTGATTTAGCATTTGAAATGTAGTAATTTCTGTTATTTGTCCGTTGTGCTATTTGTTGTTGTTCATATGCTTTGATTTCTTCCATAGATTTCAAATTAGCCTTTAACCAATTGTTTAAAATACTCTTTGCATAGCCCCAGCTCGTTTTGTTTCTGTCTAATGCAATCTTTAATGCTGCTTGTACAATTTCATCTGAATCGTTATCGAATGATTCAATGTAATGATTCATATCTTCAGCAGTATATTGATTTAATACTCCGAATCCATTTTCTTGGAAGAAGTCGAAGGCATTTATCTTCTTCTTATACTCTTTCTTTACTTCTTTATTTCTTTTCTTCTTTACTTCTTCTTTAGTTGTTACCTCTTTGTTACCTCTTTGTTGGTTCTTTGTTACCTCACTGTTAGTAACAATGTTGGTATCTTTGTTGGTCTTTTCTTCGTTAGACTGGTAAACGCCCCAGTTAACAATGGTTATGAGCCTATTAACCTTTGTTGATTCGTTTGTTATAAAACCTAGTCGCTCAAACCTCGCTAACGCACTGCGAACATTCTGCACTGAAATCCCTTTTCCGCATTCTTCGGCTATACTTTTTAGTGATGTGACAAATTGACCAGGCTTTGTAGTGTACTGTTCGCCTTTGTATTCCCATTCGTTGCCACTGAAATCTGCCATGATTAAGATTTGGATCAGGATTGCTTTATGTTCAGGCGTAGATTGTTTCCAGATAGGCTTTTCGACAATACCGCGCCAAAGTTTTAGATATCCTGGTCTAGCCATTTAATTCACTCCTTTAGAATGGAAGATCATCATCCTCGATATCGACTGGACCATTCGCATTAGTGAATGGATTATCTTCACGTACTGATTGCTTTTGATTTGTTTTGCTCTGTCCATATTGCTGCTTTGTGTTGTTTGCATTGTAGTAGCTGTCTTGTTGTTTATCTGACTGTTTTTTATTGATGAATAATGTTGCAGTATCAATTTCATCTACTACAAGCTGCATACCGTAATTAGTAGTTCCATCATCACGTGTGAAGTTGTTGTTTCGCATTTCGCCTTTAACTGTTACTAAGCAGCCTTTTTTAGCGTACTGTTCAATGAATTCAGCAGTAGCTTTGAATGCGATACAACTGATAAAGTCAGTATCATATTCTCCGTTTTGGTTCTTGTACTTTCTTTGTACTGCGATATCAAACGGTAATACCTTTGTTCCGCTTCTTGACTCAACAATTGATAAATCTTTAGTAATTCTTCCTGTAAACACACATAAATTCATTTAATTTCCTCCAATGTACACAGGCACGCCAGACACCTGTTGTATCTCATTTTTAATTCTTTCAGCATCTGCATTTGTGCTGCTTAGATGAATAAGATTGATTTGTTGCAGTTTGCTTAGATCATTCGCTTTTAAAAATTCAACTGCATTCTCTAAACTAAAATGACTTTCCATAACTCGATTAGACAAATCTTTATGAAGTACACCGTCTTTGACATTCTGCAGCATCTTTTCATATACGTAATTGACTTCTAACATCATGTGAGTGATACCTTTGAATTTGTACTTAACATACTTTGTATCTGTGAGGTAAAGGATCTTATAGCCGTAATCGCTTTTGAATAGGTAGCCTACAGGCTCTGCTGCATCATGTTCCACTTCGAAAGGTAGAATGGACCATGAACCTATTCTTAACTCTTGTTTGGCTTTTAAAGTACATAGTCTGTGACTGTTGATGTTTAATGCATCTTTTGTTCCTTGTGTCATATAAGTTGTGATTCCGTGGTTTAAATATTGTTTTACATATTCTGCATGATCACCGTGTTCGTGTGTGATTAGACATGCTGCAATTTTTCTGGTCTTGAATGCTAGTGCTATCTGAACATTGCGAAAGTTAATACCAGCTTCCAATAAGAGTGAGGTATAGCCATCACTGATGCGATAGCTATTCCCCTGTGAGCCAGTTGAAAATACTTGTATTAAAATGGCTCAACATCCTCTCCGACTTCCTCTGCAGGCTCTTCTTTTTGAGGTTCTTCATGTTTAGGTTCATTTGATGGTTCTTGGTATTCTGTGTAAACCGCTTCTTCGAAATCAATTTCTTCTTTGTTTGCGTTCTGTTCAACTTCTGCATCAAACACTTCTTTGCGTTGACGTTCTTCTGATTCTTGTGCGAATCTTAATAAACCTTCATCTGATGAAGTATTGATATAACGTTTAGCAGCACGATTGATGACCGTTTTCTTGGCCATTTCTTCTTTGAAGTTGTTATGCGTTTTAGATTTTTTAAGTGCTGCTTCGTCTTTAATCATTGATGACTGCAACCATGCTTGTTCAATTTGTTCCATAGTCATGACTTCAATATAATTCTCACGATCATCTTCAAATACGATTGTGCAGTATGCACCTTTAATTTTATTTTTGTCGATATTAAAGAAATCTTGTTCGTGTTTAATCCCTTTAATACGACCAACACTATCTAGTTCTTGTTTGAAGCTATCATCTTCATAAATGATTTGTGCTATAACATCTTTAGCACCTGCATCACGTTTCAATAATAAGATATTGCCGAACACACTTCTTTGAAGCTGCATCTTATCACCGTATGGGATAAAGTAGCATTGATTTTTAGCAGGGTTTAAACCTTGAGTTACCATATCCAGCAGTGCATTCGCTGTACTTGCTTCTGTACACTTAGTCAATTTAAAATCTTGACTGATTTTCAACCACGCTTGTTTCATAGCGTTGCTTGGTGAATAGTTTTTAGGAAGTTCTAAATTACCTTTTGCTTCTAGCACCTTTACTTTGTTCAGAACGCTGTCAGAAACGTTCTTTTCTGCTAATAATTGTTCTTCTACTTTTTGTAATTTATTGTTACTCATCTTAATTCCTCCATGTCTTTGATTAGTTGAATATCTTCTACACTCACTTCATAAATACAGTTCATTCTTGTTGCGACTAAATAAACTTTGATGTTTCTGAATCCTGTTTCTTTTATTTCGTTTTCACTGACTTTCATAAAAGTTTTTGATTGTACTACACCGTAGCGGTGACCACAGATAAACCCTTTTTCTTCACAACTTGTTTTACTTCTTATCGCTAATTCTTTTCGTTGGTTCTCTTTTCTGAAATCATCTGGACCAATACTCTTTCTTGTTTTTTGCCATTTGGCTTTTATTTGTACAAAATCACCTAATTCGTATTTCATTGAACATCCTCCGCTCTAAGTTGTTGATCATCTCCGCTGACAATCAATCTGATTTGTTGTGCATCTGTTTCAATCAGTTTTGTAACCGATTCAGCATTATCGATAAAGATAGGTGCTTCAATCTCATAGTATTGGCCTAAAGTATTGATGATATCTAAACCAACGTTGATACGTGCTGCGTTGTTTAAGCCCAAATCATACCCAACACCGTTAACAGTAGTAATACATGTTTCTTCCGTATCTCCGTTAACTAATTGATTGAATAGCTTGAATTCAGCGTATTTGAATTTGTTGTTGATATTGTCTGTCAGCATTTCAATTTTCGTTTTAGTTAATTTGTTCAACTTATACAATTGACCAGACAGTTCTTCTTTTTCATCAAGCAAGTTATCTTCTTCTGTTCGCAGATCTAACACTCTGTTTTGTGTACGTTCGTTTGCCTGTTCTACATATTTGATTGATTCTATTTCTGATTTTTTGCTTTCAGCTGTTTTCAATTCTTCTTCAAGTTCTTCAACCTGTTGATTTATTTCCGAAGCAATATCTTTTCGCTTGTTGCTGATGTCTGCAATATCTTGTATGATTTGTCGGTATTCATCTGTTTGTGTCACATCAACTGCTTCTGCTTTTAATGATTTGATTTTCTTATCAATAGAATTAGATTTCTCTACCGCTTCATTAGATAATTGCTTTTGTTTCTCGATTTCTCTTTGAATGTTCTCTAATGTCGGTTTAATAGATTTACCTTGCTCTAACGTGTATTCTTGTTTAGCTTTAAGGTTCTCTAATTCTTCTGATTTACGCTTGTTGAAAATGTTGAACGCTTTTTCTTTAGCTTGTTCGATTTGGTATTTCGGCAACTCTTGTCCGCAGCACTGACAAATCGTGTCATCAGTGTGTTCAAACTGTTTAGCGGACACTTCTTTGATTTGTGTTTGAATATCTTTATAATCTTTTAATAATGTTTCTCTGCGTTTAGCTTCATGTTCATACTCATTTTGTAATCTCTTTATAGTTGATTCAGCGTTGATAACCGTACTGTTTTCAGTATTGAATTTATTTGTAAGTGAATGAATTTTATCTTCAGTATCATTACTGAAATTCTGTTCTAAACGTTTTAATTCAGATTGTTTGTCAGTTAATTGGTTACGTAAATCAATGTCAGCTTTACCATTTTTAATTTCTAAAATTTTGTTGTTAATCTCTTCAATCTGTTTGATTGCTGCTTTGTAATCATCTTCGTTGTATGGTTCTACTTCCTGCAATCCTTTTTGTGCTTCATTAATACGTGTAGGGATATCTTTAATATCCTTATTGATTTGTTTGATTTTATCGCCTAAGATTTTCTTTTTCGTTTCGATATCATGGTCAGATAAGATATCATTGATACCGATTAATTCATCATCTGTTTCGATAATTGCTTCATCACTGATTGGATCTGCAATTTGGAACAAGATTTCTCTACGCTTTTTCCAATCCAATGTATTAAACGCTTCTGGATTAGTAACCAGTTTAAATACATCTTCATCTACAATTGATTGAATGTAGTTTTTGTACTCAGTAACTTTCAAACTTTCTTCATTTACATATTGCTTTTTAGTTCTGCTGCGACTGTACTCTTTTCTGTTCGTCTTAGCGTTAGTTGTATATTTTGCGTGTGACTCTTTACGTAGTGTTAATGGTTTATCATTCAGTACCATTTCTGCGGTGACTGTCGGTGTCAATTCGTACTGTTCTTGATTATTCTTATCAAGCGGTACTAAGTTGAATGATTTAGTCGTACCGTCTAAGCCTTTATCAAACAACAACCATTGTAATGCGACTGCTGTTGTTGTCTTTCCGCTTGCGTTAGCACCGTAAATATTTGTGTTGTTATCTCCAAAGTTAAAAGTTTGTTTTGTAATACCTGCAAAGTTTTCAATTCTTAGTTTTTTTAATCTTATCTTCATCTTTATGACCACCCTTTCGAAAAGTAAGCCATGATTTTGTCGAGTTCGTCTTTCTGTTCTTCAATAAATGTATATACATCTTGTTTAATAATCTCTTCTGCAGTTTCAATATCTGATAAACTGGCGACTGCTGTATTTGTGACGTAAACATTATTTACAGTCGAAATTAAAATACTGATATGATCATCTTCTCTTGCGATTTCTCTCATAAACTCAAAGCCGTCTACCTTGAATTTATGACGCACTACTGCGCCTTGTTCAAAATACATTTGATTATTCCTCCTGAATTTGATAATTTAGAGGGTGAAAAGTTTCTAAAACATTACACCCTGACTGTTAGCAATTGCCGTTGCTAGCAGTCTTTTTTAATACTTAATTGTAAATAACGTAATATACTCTTCGCCGTCATCGACTGCTTCCTCTGTTTCATCTTCTTCGAAATACCATACATCGAAAAAGAGATAAACCGCTAACGATAAAAGCAATGACCACGCTGCGGATATGATGAAATCTTGTGTGATAAGTGTCAGTGTGAATGTGCTTGCAAAGCAGAATGCGTATGCGATCCAGAATGATTTCATTTATATATATCCTATTTAAATGTTAGCTTCTTTTAACTCTTTAATTACTTCATCCGATAAATCGCAGTAAGGGAATTTTTCTCTCACTAATTGGATAGGGAGTTTTCCTCTAATTGCAATAAAGCCTTCTTCTTCAAGTTGGCTGTTTAACTCTCTAACAATGGTGGATGCTTTACTTTTACTAACACCTGCTAGTATCTGTATATCTTTTATACTTAAATAATTGATGATCATAATAGCGTCTCCTTTCATGTATAATGTTGTTATCAACCTAAGGAGGTGATAACTATGACTAAAGATGAATTTTTTGAAATTTATAAATCTAAGTTAGAGTCTGCTATTAACCAACATGAAAATGATTTCGAAACTAAACAATCCTATATTTATTTAATTGATAACGAATTGCCTAATCTTGATAAACAAGCAAAATCATTTGTATTAAAACAACTAGTAACTCGTCATGTTGAACATGTTGCTTTAGTGGATCTAATTCAAGAACTCGTTGTTGATGAGTAATCTATAATTACGTTCTTTAATTCAAAAGTTTTTTATAGAAGCACCCTTTTTATTTACGGATAATTTAATTCCATAATCTTTTCTTTTCAGCACTTTCTCTAATATCATTGCAGCAATATATAAGAGGAGTGCTATTTTGATTACTTTGAGTTTTCTCATTTCGTTTCACCTCCTTGAATCTGTTCGTTTGATTATTTTGATATAATCACCTGGGGAGGTGATTTATGTGAGCTTCAAAATGTACTGTTATTTATTTTCTCTTTATCTTAAGGGAAAGTTGAAATACAAAGATAATAGAGACATTTAACGTTTATTAAATAAAAAATTTATTCATCAAATAATATTTGATTTTGATGGCTACTTTCCTATTCATGATGAATATGTTTATATTACTAACGAAGGTAGAGAATTCTTCGAAAACTTTAACTTAAAATTTGCAATACCGCTGCTACTATCGATATTGTCATTGCTAGTATCGATAACAGCACTGATAATTTCGATTGTGTTTTAGCCTCTTCATTCGGTCGGTTATTCTCATTCAATGCCCTTATAAGATAGCCGACTGAACGATTATAATCAGGACTTCCTTTTTTCAAAGCTAGTAATAAAAATTTAGATTTAGTTAAGCGATAATTATAATCATTGAATATCGCTTTCAATTCATGTTTTCCTTTTTCGCTCAACATATTTCACCTCCTTTAATCCCGCTCGATTGTAGGGTTTGTTCATAAATTTTCTGCTATACTCCTGTTATGGAGGTGATACTATGACTTTGATAACCGATGAATTCGAAGTACTTACTAAAGATCAACAGTATATTTTGTCAGTACTTTATAAAAATTATTTAGAATGTGTTAAGTCTGGAGTTGTTAAACTAACTTGTAATAATTTTGAAAGTGCGGAAGATATATACTCTAAACATTTTCAAAAACTACATTTTGAGGATGTAGAAAATGATTTGAAAAAACTTAAAAAGCATGGATTCCTGAATGGTATTTTTGCAGATAACACCATTTATCATGTGACTATTTCAGATAAAAACTATTGTTTATTTCGAAAATGAGTTTAAAAATAATTTAAAAAGTATAATTGATAGCATTTCTAAAATTGCTTCAATAATTCCAAGTCTCTGATTGGGTTGATAACCTCCCAATCATCTGCCATTAAGTCATCTGCTGAAGGTTGCCAATGTCTAATGAGATGTTTTCCATCATTACTTGACACTATGCAGTTTAAAAAGCTATCATTCGTTGGTAACACTTGAGCTTGATGACTTTTTTTCCATTCTTTTCGTGTCATTGTTAATAGTTCTTTCGTAGCTAACTTTGTTGCTTCTTGAATGCTCATTTTGTTTCACCTCCTTAAATTCGTTCGCTCGATTGTGTGTAGGGTGTTGTTACTCATCTTCTCCATCTAAGTCAAAATGTTGTCCGATTTGATCAATCGCCCATTCGATCATTGATTTAAGATGTTCCTCTCTGTCTACTTCATATGCGTGTTCAATCTCGCCTGCATATGTCACAGCAAGAGTATCTTTGTGTGTATATCTTTGGCTTTTATCTTCTTTAACTGCATGAAGTGTCAGTACAATGTCATTTAATTTTTCTTTTTGTTCTGGTGTCATTTATACTCCTCCTAAATTAGCTTCATAACCGAAGTCAGTCATGATTTCGTGTATTTTCAATCTACCTTTTTGAGTCCATCTAGTTTGTAAAACTGTATCCTCTCTACCGTCAGAGCGTACAATTGGTATAGTGTCTGATTCTGTATAGCTTTTGCCCATATGCTCTGAGTAAAGAACCCACTGTTTGTTCACTTTTCGTTGTAATCTAGCTTCATGTAGCAACTTATTTAACTTTTGCGCTGAAA